ATTTTTGTCGTATATATTTGTGACGAGCCACATAAACTTCTTTTTTTACTAAAATCGCATTATCAATATCTTTTTGAGCCGCCTTTTCAGCCAAATGCGACGCATGGACTTTTAATTCTTCCACTACTTTTCCGGTGGATAGCTCTGTAACATCACCAACTTTTTCATTAAATTCTTTCTGTGATGTAAATACTAGAGACTGATCTATTGTAGCAGTTACGCTTGAGGCATTACCTGTTATTGTAATTACTTCTAGTACATTTTCAATAATATCAGAGCCTTTTCCTGGTATAAAGTCAGCAGTATTTCCAGCATTCGCAACACAGTAAAGAATTTCTCCACTATCGGGATCATTCGCATATAGTCCAATTTCACGTACATATATACCTGCAGTTAAATTTTGATTAGATAACGTAGTTTTAATTTTTACAGTACCATCTCCGCTGCTATTTACATCAATATTGCTTATATCTAAATCCATTGTTTTATGAACTAACTCAGTTAAACTTTCTAAAGTTTGACCATTAGCTAAATATCCATCTCCGATCGCTACTTTTGTGAAATTTAAAGGGACACCTGTTTGAACTTTATTCATCAACAGTATCCCTTTACTTGTTAGTTTCATATTGTTAAATTGTGCCAATTTCTACACCTCCTGAGTTGTAATAGTTATGGTTTTGCATATTCGAACTATGCCACTTACATAAGAGCTTAATTTGTTTGTGTTATTTATTAAGGTAGTATTGATAGTTTTACTGCTATTACTTTGAATAACACCTGAATAATAGTTGTTAAGCATATTCTGCTTTCTTAATGATAAATCAGTGTCTAATGCTTGATTCCTACCTGAGCGAATAACACTAGCAGAGTAATTATTTAAATTATTACCTCGTTGTATTGTTATGCTTTCTAATATTGATCTTGCATTTTTAACTGATTTAATTGCAGTAATTAAGCTTGCTAATTTATTAGTACTTGGTATCCTATCTGTTGTTGTTATTTTGAATCTATAAGGTTCTCCATTATATTCAAACCACTCTTGTATACTACTATCATCAAATGCCGCAGATACTACTCCTTCTACAGCTGCTGGTGTTCCTTTTTGTTTGTGCCATCTTAAGGAGTTTTTTACCAAAGCTCTCTTTTTATCGACAGGTAGCGATTGATCATAAAAGTCAACATGCATTTGCCAAGCAAGGAGATCCAAAATATCACCATCAAGACTATCAACATTAGGTAAGAGTATACAATTTTTAACCTCGTTAACAGCTAGTAGAAAATCGCCATCAATTGCTTTAGATGCAGCTATCATATCAGGATCTTGTCTTAAATTAGGTGGTAGCAAATCTAAGAGACTAGCCTCATATATATTAATCATCTTCAAGCCCTCCATATGTTACTGTTGTGGTTAACGCTGCCGCTACCTCAGTGTCACTCAATGCAGTGTAGGTAGGGCTTATAACTTCAACTCTCTTAGCTCCAGCTTTAATAATTCTAGCAATAAGTTCAGACGGATTGATATCTCGTTTGATTTTACTTTTTTGCCATGTCTTATAATCCTCTATTGCTTGATTTACATTTGATTGAATTGTTGAGGCTGATGCTGAGTTATCTCTTAGAATATAATAAGTTAAATTGATATCATAATTGACTACTGTAGGTGCAGCAACTTGTACTTTATCTGTTAAAGGCCTTCTGCTTTTATCTGACAAATAATCATTTAACCCATCTAGAAAAGTTTGTGTTGGAATTTCACCATTTTCTAATAAAACTATTATGTTAACAACAGCATCACTACTAGTAGATACTTTTACATTACTTATCGATGAGTTGTATTTTTTTGCAAAGTATTCATAGGCTGCAGATGGTCCTGCTACACTATATCCCTCTGGTGCTTGTCTTATTATCTCTCTGAAGGTATCATCATCCTCAGAATCTGTTCCTCCTGAACTTGTAGTTACATTAGTAACACTTGATATCCAAGGAAGAGGGTCCATAAGCACATTTATTTGACCAGGTGTAAAATTATTACCTGCAGTTCCTGAAGTTGTGCACTGCATTGTAATATTAATATCTGTAGCACCTATAGGGACATCTATATCTTCTGTTGTTGCAAAGTATAGTCCAGTACCCGGACCTACTCTGGTACCTTTTGGTATGATCTGAATTACACTTTGAGCTGCACTTAAGTTAAATTTTTCGGTTACTGTTGCATATTTAGATTCTGATTTCTCAACATCATGGAATGCTCCTAAATTAACTAAATAGTCTCCAACAGCATATTTAAGTAAATTTTGTTTTGCAGAAAAGTCTATTAGCTGTCTTAGTTGAAATTCTCTTAATGCTTGACTATAAAGAAATATTCTTATTTTGTCACCTGGATAAAGTGTTATTTGCTCGCCTTTCTCAGCATAATATGCCTGCTCATATCCGGCTATCAAGTCATTTAAAATACTATCAATATCCTTATATGCAAATTCAACATCAGGAAGGTTCTTTAAATCCATTATTCAACCCTCACTTTCGGTATTAAATTATTATTTGCATCTAAGGTAAAAGTAATTTCTTTTACCTTAACCCTTGGCTCATATAATTGAACTTTTTTTACTAGCTCAACTAATAGTTTTCCTGGAACTAAATTAATAGGTTCATCTAAAATACTTGGATCTATACCAAAATTTCGGTCAAATGGAACTGTGCCTTGCGGTGTTGTAATTATATTTTTTACATTTTCAACTATCTCGCTAGATTTAGTGCCTATTATAATAACATTATCTAAATTAATCATTTAAATCACCCTAATTATTTAAAAATATACTCCAGGTATCTAACCTTAAAACCCCATCAGTAGGTCTGCCCCAGTTCTTTTGCATGTTAGTTACTGCCTGGAATGTTGCTTCATCATAAACCTTGTCAGTATAGGCTCCCTGTTTTAGATATCCATAGTTTACTAGCTTTTCTTGAATCCAAAGTATAACAAGGGACTTATGGCCTTTTACTATAATACTTGTTATCCCATTCAAAGCCGCTAGTGTATCTTTATCTGCTACACCAGTCTGTGCTATTTTTGCATTGTATTCACCGTTTAAATCGTATTGTAGTGCTTTTATAGACTCGCTTAAAGTATCTAAATCAGCTGAAGATTTTTTTGTTTCTGTAACAATATTAATACTTTCAATATATTCTTCTAAAGTAACATCTATCTTCCCACTAAAAAGCTCTCCTTTATTAAATATAACATCCCATGCTTCGCTCACACCTTTGACTGACCACTTATCCTGTCCAAGGGCTTTAGTACCGATAACCAGTACATCTACAATTCCACTGTTAACTAGCCCAATCCACTTTTCCATTTCATCTCTAGGTTTCACCCCATAACTACCATTAAGATTTATAGTAAAAGTAATTGTATCAAGATCAGGTCCTACAAATTCGCTTATAGGTTTTGTCCCTATAACATTATGTTTTTCCCAGCGCCCAGCCGAATCATGTTTAAAACTTGTGAAAGTTAAAATTTTTTTATCTGAAGTTTCAAAAACAATATCACCAAAATATCCTATCATGCTGAACCTCCTGGAGGATTAATCTCTGAATAGAACTTCCCAATGCAAAATCCGCTTTCTATACCATTAGGTAAAAATATACAAACTACTTGATCCCCAATATTTAATGTGTTTAAATCAACATTTGCCATTATGGGTAACTCATCACTTATAAGATTATCTTTATCATCAAATAAAGCTCTTAAAGTACCCTGTGTTTTATTTAGAGTGCTGATTTTCCCAACACGTATTAGATTTAGAATAACTCCATCTGCAATCATTAATATCCCTCCAGTACTTTATGCATTTCTAAGTCAACGGTATACTTAGGAATATTATGGATAGCTTTATCAATAAAATATTTACCACTAAAAGCTCCAAAGTCAACCAAATCTACACATATTGCACCTACAAGTTTTAAGTTTCCTACAACATTTAAGTTGGCTATACATCCTTTTTTATTAACTTCTCTAAGTTTTTTCTGAGCTAATCTCATTGCCTCCTCAAGAGACCCTACTACTTTGTTAACTTCATATATTTTATCTGAGTCCTCTAAGTCCTTAATTGAATATAAATACTCAATTATTGTACCTTTTTTAGCATTTCTATACTTTACTCTACACCCAGCATAATCTGAATTTGTTAACGTTGTTTTAAAACCATAACTATTAACCAAAGTACTTGATTCACTAAGTTTCATTATGCTTGGCTGCTGTTCATATTTAGCCTCATCATAAATTACTATTTTGCTATCTGTTACCTTAAAGCCAAAACCTTCTTTTTTACATACCTCAGATAAGAAACTCATATCTGAGGTTTCAGACTGATCTTTTCTACTATAACTAGGATCTGAAGGTGCATCAAAAAACAGTTCAAGCCCAGCACTGTCAGCAATATTTTTTGCTATAGCACTAAGCTTGATATTTTCCCAGGCTCTACTTTTTTTTGTTGAAGTAAAATTAGTATTGCTTGGCATTGATATAGCTTTTATAGTAAGTTTTCTAGGTCTTCCTGAGTATTCTGGTTCATCAACTATGAATGAGCCACAGTAGAGACTTCCGGTATCACCATCTTTATTCCAATTTACAGTATCTATACTGGCCTTTATGTTATCTCCTTTTTGTGGAAACCAATCATTTAACCATTTAACCTGTTCATCTTTTAACTCTATCTCAATATCATCTGCATTATCTGAAGCATTGTCTGTGTATTTGAAATTTAATAAATCCGGTTGAATATCTTTTGTTATGTCTACTCCCATATAATTTATAGATATATTCGCTCTACGTGCTTGCATTTGTAGTACCTCTTTTCCAAGGTGGTAATGATGAATCATCTGTTGTAGTAGCTATCTCTGGTATATTTAAGATAATGCCATCCGAAAACATGATTATTGCAACATATGCTAGATTTACCTCTATAAGCTCTCTAGCATATTTTTCATTTCCCCATATTTTAAATGCTATCATATCCCATGTATCTCCCAAAACTGTTGTATAGGTATCCATCTTATCACCACCTATTGATTACTAAAGGATAACCTTTGTTTACTCTTAAAAAAGTTTTCTGCCATTCTATTAAATTCAGCCTGACTAATAGCAAGAGCTTCTACAACGTCATCTTTTGAAGCATTACCTTGAATAATAATTTGTGGATTATAACTTATAGTAGGTTGTTGCACAATTGAACTACTAGCACCTTTAATTATATTCTTCAATTTTGATACTGGAGAAACTATCTCATCCTCTGAACCCTCACCTATATTTGCTAGAATTCCACCAGGTCTATGCTTTATATAACCACCATTTGCAAGTTGTGGAATTGATCCTACTGTTCCTATGTTTACTCCTGGTACTTTATTAGCTTTTTCTATCATATTATTTACGCCGCCAATAAAGCCATTTAGCATGCCTATGCCACCATTTATAATTGATTTTATAGCACTCCAAATTCCGCTAAATATATTGACTATAGAAGTATACATGTTTTGGAATATAGACGTAACACCAGATGCTGCACTATTGAATCCATTGACTATAGTATTCCATATTGTAGTTATAATACTTGATACAGTGCTATAAACATTATTCCATACTGAAACTATAAAGGTCCATATTGAAGTTAAAACGGATGATACTGATGCATATATAGTATTCCATATCCTTACTATGACATTCCATATTGTAGCTAAAACTGCACTAACAGAATTATAAATGCTATTCCATATTGTAACTATTGAGCTCCATACTCTGGCCATTATACTTGAAACAGTAGAATATATTGTACTCCATACTGAAACTATAAAACTCCATACTCTACCTACTACTCCAGCTATAGCTGTATAGATACTATTCCATATTCTTGTTATTACTTGCCATATTTTCGATAATACATTACCAACAGCAGTAAATATTCTAGTCCACCCTGTAACTACTCTAGTGTACAAATTATATACTGCTATTATTACAATTGCTAAAATACCCTTAAATATTGCTGATACTATCTTAAATAACGCACTTGATGTTATAGCCTTAATAACTGCTTTCCATCCATTTGAAACAGCAGTACTTATTATTTTCCATACACTTGATATAGATTTTACTATACTAGTCCATGCCTTTGAAATTGTTGATGTTATCCCATTCCATATACTTGCAGTTTGAGTTTTTATGCTATTCCAGACATTTGATATAGTATTTTTAAGATAAGTTACATTGTTACTTATCCAACTACCTATGCCAGTAAAAATAGATACTGCTTGATTCTTTAACCAAGACCAATTATTACTAATAAATTTACTTATTTTGTCCCAATTCTTATACAATAAATATCCTGCTGCAACTAATCCCGCAATAACTACTACTGCAATTCCTACAGGACCAATTAAAAATGTCATTGCTTCTCCAAAAGTTGCAGCTCCCGTACGTACTGCAGTAAAAGCAAATCCTACATCTTTAGATATAGTAGTGACTTTTGCTATTGCGCCAAGTGATTTTAAATCTTTAATAAAACCTGTAATTTTTATTGTAGCTAGTGCTGATCCTATCGATAGTATAGATGCAGTTATTAAATCGATATGTTCAGTAACAAAATTAACAACTTCAGTAAATCCATCTATTATTCCTTTTAGTGCTATTTGTATTGAGTTAATACCTTCTGTAGAGCTTAATGAACTCCAAATTTTATCAAGTCCACTTACATGTGTAAGCCTAACTATACTATTCCATAATCCATCTAAGTTAGGTTTTAATGAACTTATAACTGATATAGCTTTATCAAATCCAACACTAAATATAGCCCCAATTTTACCTATGCTGCCACTATTAAAATATATTAATAATTGATTTAAAAATGGTAATACTTTTGTACCTAGTGTAGCCCCCATTTGAGCCAGGTTTGTTTTTGCTATTCTTAGTTGATTTGCAAAGGAATTCTGTGTCTTATTGAAGTCTCCCTGGGCATCTTTGCTAGCATTCAATAAATAATTATATCTCAACAAAGTTTGTTCACTTTGAGACATCTTATTCCAGCTTTTAGTTATTCCTTGACTTAGAGCATACGCTTCAAGATTTGCTACAGACATATTCACGCCCAAGGCTTTAAGAGGTTCAGTTTCACCCGAAATTCCAGAACGGATTTTCTCAAAAGCTTCTTCAATCGGTAAGTTATAAAACGAAGCAAAGTCACCTGATAATCCAGATAACTTCTCACTCATGTCTACTAATTTATCTGAACTTATACCACTAGATTTCATTAGAGCTCCGAGTGTTCCTGTAAACTGTTTCGCTTGAAGTTCCGATAACCCATAAGCATTAAGCGCTGTTTTACTCCATGCATTTATTTGTGTAGCACCACTACCAAATGTAGTATCCACTACGTTTTGAACTTCAGTAAGACTTGAGGCTAGTTCTACGGATTGTTTTATAACCTCTGCAAAACCAATTCCGGCAGCCGCACCAGTAGCTGCCTTAAATACTTTTGTTGCCCCTTCGCCTAATCCTAAAAAACCTTTGTTAGCCGCTTTGCTTTGTACTTCTAAAGCTTTAATATTATTGGTTGCAGCATTAAAAGTACTTCCAAAACTTGATAACAATCTTGCCCCGAGTTGAAAGGCTATTTCATATGTTTTACTTGCCATTACCTTTGTTCGCCTCCTCTATTTCAGAAGCTATTTCACAAAGTTCAATTATGCTTAATTTTAGGAAAAACTCTATTGAAGTAAAGGTATTTAAACCTAAACGAACAGCTGCTCTTTTGAACACCTGCCCGTCTCCTGGTTTAATACCTAATTGTATAAAAAACTTACTACCGCAGTTTTAACCTTTATACCTTCTTTAGCTGGTAGTTGATTAAAAAATTCTAATGGTTTTCCTGCTGCCTTACTTGCTACTATACAAGCATAAGCTAGAGACATTTCACTAGAAGGTGCAATATTACCTGTTTGATAAAATAATTTATCTACTGCTACTAAGTCTTTTGTAGATATGTTTTCTATGCTAGAAAGGTCTATTTCTGTATAAGATTGTCCTTCAAAAACATATGGTTTATTAAACTTAATTAAAAGATCATTAGTAACCTCTCTTGTTGCCTCTGTATTTGTTGTATTTACTGTTTTCTCATCCATTTTCATATACCTCCAAGTTTATATTAGATTTCTTATATCTGCTAATACATCAGTTCCATTTACAATAAAAATAAAGTTGAGTTTGTCAAGCTCTAGAAGAGTCTTTCCATTTTCCTCAACTTTAATATATACTACTTCAAATGTATTTTTTGTTTCTGTAGCTTTACCTGGACTTAACTTACCTAAATCAACACCTTTACTCAATACCTTCATTGATATTTTTAATGCTCTAAAATTCATTTGACCACCAGCAACATCATAACTTTGTTGTGCTGCTCTAAAAACAAGAAATTTAGCGCCAGGTGTTAACAGTTTGGCAGCATCCTCTGTCACTGCATTAAATGTAACATCAGTTTCAATTTTTCCAAAATGCCCTGGCACTGCACTTTCGTATTCACCAGCTATTCCAGCTCCAGATATTGTTTCTGTCATTTGTTCAAGTTTTGGTAGTGTAACATCAGCTTTTATACCAATAAGCTTATCGTTATCTAAGTAAACATTGTAGTTAACTACTTTTTCAGGTATTGCATTAACACTCATTAATTACCACCTCCTAATGATGCTTGTAGTGTACTAGGATCAAATTCCAGTACATTAATGATATTTTCTGCCGGTGGGAATGCAGCTATTTTTTGTATGAATTGAATTTTACCATTTAAGATATCTGTTAACGGATTATCTTTTGATCTAAATTCAATTTTTGCACCAGCAATTTGACCTGCTGCTTGAAATCCATTACCTCTTATATTTTCACTATCTACGACTGATTCAATTAACCTATAGTTAGTCGGATCATCTACTTTTTGAAAATATGTCAGTATAAAAGTATTTCCCCACCAGTCGAAAATCCTTCTTATAGGTATAAATCTATCTTTTGGGTCTGAAGATGCTGGATAAATTGATGTATTATTTCCCCAGGATCTCCATCCGTTTATATTTATTGCTGTTACTATACCATTACCATTAAGAAAATTAGCTTGTAATTGGTCTAAAAATACTTCTGTACCATCCTCAAGCACTGTACCTGATATAGCCATTAATTTATTTGAAGGTGACCTATAAGGTACGCCTTTACTATTAGCATCTGTATACTGAATAAGTGCTGCAAATATTGCACTATAGTAATATTGTTTGCTTCCAACTTTAATTTTAGGCCACATTGAAAATTGCCTCTTGCCTGTATAACCATTAAGACTCTTCCATGATGGTACATCAGTATACTTTTTACATGCAGTGGTATCTACATCAACTACTGTTTCACCATTAAAGGACCCATTAATACCCTCTATTTTTGCATTCATAACTGCAGCAACTTCAGGATCATGACTCCACCCAGGCGCAATTAATGTTCCTGGTACTATACCCAACTTAGGATATACTTGATTTATAAGTTCTAATCCTGAATATAAGTTTGTGGATACGTCATAGCCTCCTATAATATCATCTTTTGTAACTTTGCTTGGGTCTATTTTATTACAAGTGACTTGGAGTTGTGTTGCTCCAGTTGGTATTGCTCCTGACTTAAGCACCGTAATTACTGGATACCCATTTTTATCAAATGCAACAGAGTAATCAGTATCTTTAACATAGGCAGTCGTCCCAGTACTATCTTTAACAATAAATGTATTGTCCAGCATAACGCCAAATACATTAACATTAACAACTCCATTTACTATACTTAACACTTGAGGATCAACTACTGATTTATGAACTGTAGGATCAAGCACATTTATTAATATTATTGGTGCAACATTAAATATATTGAAAGTTGCATCTATTGATTGGCATAAAGTATAATTTTTAAAATCTTCACAATATCCTACACCTCCAACAGCTTCACCAAGACTATAACAAAGTATAGGTTTATTTACTGCACCTTCTGGATCACTTGCAAGGTTAACTGGCGCAGTACCTACTGCAACCTGTATTCCACAATCTGCAGTTATTGGTGGTGTTACCGGTGTTGCATTCTCTTGTATATATACACCATGTTGGTATGACATTTAATTACCCCCTTGTATATTCCATTATTTTTTTTAGCAAGGTATTTTCTCTTGTCCCCTGTATCTCCATATTTTGCCTTGTAGCATTGAGTTTTGTTGTAGAAACAAATAATTCTTTTATAGCAGGGCAAGCTTTAAACTGATCATTTAAATATTCAGGTAGCCCATTTTTAAACATAGAATATTGCTGCAGTACTCCATTAGGTAAACTTGGGCCACAGTATATTAAAGTATTGATTTTCTCTGTTTCCCTAGTTTCTTCAATCTTGCTTTCTTCCTGTTCAACATTCACCGTTTCAATTTCTTCTACCTTAGTTTCCTGAGTATTTTCTTCACTCAAATTAATCCCTCCACATCTTGTAAAATAATTTGTGGCATCTTCCAACTGGTTTCAATGCCACCAAAATAATAAGGGTAGTTATCTTCATCATGAATCAACCACTTCAAAGGATAACTCAATTCAAACTGATTATTATAGAATTTCTTAGATATTAACCTCTGTTTCATTTTAGTTATAATATTCATGACATCTTTATATCCTTGATAGTTGCTTTCATCATCATATACACCTATAACAAAAGCAATTTTACAAATATCATCCAAGTCTCCATCCTGCTTTTCTTCTAAATCTCCATCCATAACTCTAACTATCAAGTACGGAAAGTGATCCGTGTCTTTCTGCCCCTTTTTTGCAGGTAAATTTTGTGAGTAAATATTCAAGTTTACCTGCTCACCTTTTATATTTTTAAGTAAAAAACAGCTTAGTTGTTCCTTTAAATCATCAATTAAACTGTCTTGTAATATAGTAGGAGTCATTACTTATTCCCTCCCATAATCCTTTGAATCTCATGATCTAGTCTCTTATCAAATACTTTCGCTGCTTCACCCTCTATAAATTCCTTAACACTAACATTGCCTAACATTTGAGGTACTGCAGGTCCAAATAGTTGTTCTATTGGTAACCTACTTTTCAAAGTTCTCCTAAACACTTTATTACCATTTATACTTGCAACAAATCCTCCAACTAATTCCTTTAGTCCACCTTTCTTAACTGCTACCCTCAATACCTTAGGTGGTTTTTTAGGCCTTGGATTCGGGGGACTTACCTTAAATTTGATAAGAGGAAGCCTTTCACCAGTTGACTTCACAACTGCCCTCAGACTTCCTTTGCTAGCCTTGGCTATTTTTATAGTTGAATTTACATCTCTAGCTTTTATATTGTATTTTTCTCTAGCTTTCTTAGATGCATTTGTTTTAGCATTAGCAGCCGCTCTATTGAGAGCTCTTGATAAAGCTAGAGGTGCCTTTGTTTTATATTGTCCTAGTTCCTTTTCTACCTCTTTTACCTTAGTTGCATTAATAGTTATCGCTGAGCCAATCATGACATAATTGCCTCCAATGTTATTGTATATATGCCCATATTTTCTTGAAAATCAGTAACTCTCATGGGTTCGTTATCTAACTTTATAATCTGTTCTCTGGCTGGTGGATCTCCAAAGTCAGATTTTTTAACTAAAAAAAGAACATCTCCCAAGTAAGTACCTTCAGCAAACTTGGCTTGACGTTCTTTTAATAAATCATTGTCAATTTGAATAGGAATATCTGCACCATCTATATTACGAATCTCTGCAAACTCATCTACATTTAAAAAAGTATCTAAGTCTTCTTGAAGTGATTCCTTAAAATTCATAAGCTACCTCTTTAAAGCACAGAGGCCACTACATATGAGTCTACATCTTTCTGATAAGGTAATGGTCTTGATGTTAACTTTATTGTATCTGTTTCTGTTTCATCACTTACAACATATTTTGGAACACGTTTCTCCATATATTTCATCCATGTTCCTTTTTCTTTTTGTGTTACTGCACCATAAGCCATAACTCCTTGGCCTGTTTCTGCTACAATAACGGTTCCGCTAGGTAATAATTGTGCTGCAGTTTCACCAGTCTTAATAAGACATGAATAGGCATAAAACTCTAAATTGAATTTTGTAAATACACCTATGAAAGTAACCCCTTTCCCCTTATAAGTTGGTTCCTGCCTATAGCCTGCTTGAGCTCTTAAGCTTATAATCTCTTTTACTGCTGGATTAGCCATGAAAGCTTTAGCTGCCTCCGGGTCCATAATGACTACATTAGGTGTTCCATTAGATTTTGTAATAATTTTATCTTCTATCCAGTCCTCTACATTTTCTATAGGGTTAGCTATTTCCTCTGACCATTTTTCACCAGTTTGTAAAGACACTTTGTTTGAAAAACCATAGTTTACGTTGAAAGTTCCTGCTTTGTTTCCTTTTTCATCTACTAGATCAATATCGAAACCTTCACCTAACATTACCTTTGTTGAAAACCATTCTTCTGAACGAATGATTTGTTTATCCAAATCGATTAGATCCTGCATTAAAATTTGTGCAGCTATTTGTTCTGGAGATTTTACAGTGTAAATATTGTCTCCAGGTTGACGCTTTGCTAAATCTTCACCTGTTAAAATTCTTTTAGGCGCAATTCTAGGTGTTGTCAATTCATTAGTACTGTACCCTTGTCTTTCGTCAATTGTACCATTAATACGTGGAGCTACGAATGGTGCCATCTTTTCTCCACCTTTAACAATATCAACTAATACCTTTTCAGTTGGGAAAGGTTGGATATTAGGAAAAAAGGTATCCCTAATAAAAGATAACGGCTCCTTAACCAGCTTAATAGCCTCTAACATAGTGGTTGTTTCATAAAGATTAATTGTGTTTGGCATTTTCTATTCCTCCCTATTTCACATATATTCCAAGCATTCTTAATTCTCTTTCAAAGTCTGACACTGTTGTATCCACACCTGTTGTCATATATGTGGAATTAAATTCACCACTGATGTATACAGTGGCATTTGTCTTACTTGAACTACTTAATGTAACATCATCTGTTAGAATACCCTCCACAATATCATAAGTTGTAGTTGTGTCCGGCTCTACCCCAGTTGTTGTAGAATTAGCAAGTTTTCCTGCTATGGATATTAGTGAACCTCTTTTAAGCGTTCCAGTTCCTATTTCTAGTTCAATAGCTTTTGTAAGTAACGGTACTTGATTACCAGCAATGAGGTTATCAGGCGTAAATGTTCCTATTTGACTAAATGCTTGACTCATTATTATCTACCTCCAGTAATAGATTCGGCTGCACTTACCAGTAAATTTAATGCATCTTGTTTTGTATCAGTCTTTTCTGGTACTGCTACACTTGATACATTATTAAGATTTGCGTTTATAGCATCTTGTTTTGCATCCTGAATGTGCTGTAAACCTTTCTCTTTTTGTGCCTTAATAATGTTCATGGCTACTTTTTCAGCTGAATCACCTTTTTCAATGCCTTCATTGATTAAATTTTCCAATCCAGGCATTGCTAAATCATTAATTGATTTAATTCTAGCTCTTTCGTTTGTTACTGCTTCTGCGGTTACATCTTGTACAATCTGATTGTATAAATCCGCATGATCTGACTTAAGTTGTTCTAAATTCATTTTGTTTTCCTCCTGTTTTTTATTTTCAACTACCGCATTAATTACAGTAGGTTGATTCTGACTTGCATTTTTAAACATCTTGTCTAAGTTTTCTGTGAGCCTATTTTTAAGTTCATCTATTGTTTTGCATTTTTCTAAATCACTTAAAATGATATCGTCATCAAGATTTAATGCATTATAAAGCTTATAAGATTGCTTAGGCTCTGTTTTACTCTCAAACAAAATCCCATCAATAAGACCTAGTTCTTTTGCCTGTTCACTTGTAAGCCATGTTTCAGCTTCCATAAGTGCTCGTATTTCTTTATCTGATTTGCCACTTTTAAGTGTATAAGCTTTAGCTATAGTAGCATCTGTTACTTGTAGCATTTGGCTTGTACTATCCATGATCTGATGTTGTCCTTCTGCATAAGTTGAAGAATTATGAATCATCATTTCAGCTAATGGACTCATATAACACTTTGCATTTGGTGCTTGAGATATGAAAGATGCTGCACTTGCCGCCAATCCTACTATTTTTATAGTTACATTCCCTTTGTATTCTGCTATGGCATTATAAATTTCATATCCATCATATACTGAACCACCACCGCTATTAATGTGGATTTCTATATCTTCATTGTTCACATCTTGTAGAACGCTTGACACATCTTTAGGGCATGTTGCTGGGATATCTAGCCAATCGTAAATCCACTTACTACCATTTCCAATAATTCTCCCTTTAATATTAATTATTTTCATTTACAGTTCCTCCTTTCATATCACTTATACCTGGTATTTCTTGCCTCATTTTCTCTTCCTTTACTCTTTGTTTATTATTCTTATAAAAATCACCACCTGTAAGCTCTACGGTTTCTCTTGTTCTAGTAGAAAAACCATTTTCAACACGAATAGCTGCCGCAGTAGCTTCTTTTACTGGGTCAAGTTGTCCTTGTGATGGCCCACTCCATTCTGCATTACAATAAGCTTTGCGAACAATCTCACTATCAAAAAAACCTGGTGCATATATCCTCCCTTTAGCAACTGCTTCTGATAACCATTCTTCATAAACCGGTTGACAAAAATCATTTGCAAGCCATGTTCTACGCATTTTAAACATTTTCCATGCCTCTAGTAAAGCTGCCCTTGAAGCAGAATAAGAAGCATTAAATTGTTTTAGTAGTAAATCATGTGGTAATTCAAGAGCTGTTCCTATTTGCCTACATATTGATGTAATAAATACATCAAATGCTGAATTTGGTCTTGTAGGATTTGCCATATTAGCTTTTTCACCTGGTGCCAGTGCTACTATTGCTCCATTTCCCATCTCTAAACTATTCTGATCTGCATCATCTACTCTTTGTTCGTCACTAATTAGTTCCCCTAAAGGCGCATCATTTGGATTTTCAGTTTCAATGAATACAGTAAACATACCACTAACGACTGCTGCCATAAGTTCAGCATCAGTATAACGTCCTAGTTGTTTTAAACTTTCTATCACAGGGGCTAGAATAGGAACACCTCGTCTTTGCCCTATACGTTCGCTCTCCATAATATGGATAACATTTCTTCTGCCTGTTTTCTTTCCGAAAGCCTCAACTCTCGTCCACTCATTATTAATTCTACTTCTAGATAACGGATGAAAATTTGCTATATGATATGCTACTATCTCTCCATTTTCATTACATTCAACTCCTGCACTTATTATATCTGAGCCTATTTTGTTATATGGGTTACATACTCTATCAGCTTCTATAAGTTGTATTCTCAAATCATATGGCGATGCAACTCTTCGGGTATAGGGTAACAATACAAAAGAGTCCCCACACATAAGGCTACTCAAAAATACTAATTGTTGAATTTCATAAAAATCATTAAGCCTGGCTAAATCACAATTTACACTGTCTGCCCATAATGAAAATTCTCTTTCAATATTCATCTCTAGTTTCAAAACTTCTTCTTCTGTCATACCTAGAAATTCATAGTCTATTTGGGGTTTTAACCTTAACCCTGCACCAACAACATTAGTTCTTAAAGTTTTTATTGCTCCTGTTGCAATAGGTGTTCCCATATACAAATCTCTAGATCGTTCTCTTAAAATTTGTATATTATCCTCAATGTCTTCTTTAGCACTCCCACCACCAAACATCCATCCAATTAAACTTTTTTTAGTTCTACTGGCTCCATGGTGTGAATACCCACTATTGCTAATTATCGTTAACTTTTGTCTAGCTACTTCACGTTTTAAAGCTGTTGCTGGAGCAACTATACTAATTGCTTTATCAAGTAAATTCATCTTTTCACCTCCAATTGCAATAGCCTAACTTATAAATCTCTTGGCACAACTCTATATACCCTGTTTGTTCCTCTATGTTGCTGTCTAGCCTCTAACTTTTCTACTTCATTGGCCCAAAACTTAATTTTTTCATTTATTTGACCTAAATCAGCTCTTGTTAACTGTCTAGTTCCTATAGAATAACTTTGTCCAGCCGTAACCTTAAGTTCTGCTTCCATCCATGCCTGCAAATGATCTCTTGCTTGTTGAATTGTCCATGCTGCCATTGTAATTAGCTCCTTTCAATAAAAAATAGACCTAAATCCTAAGATTATAAGCCTTTTGATATAACTCTACGCCTTCTCATACCATTATTAGTACTAGTTATACTGTTTTTGCTATTTATATTGCTATTCTTTAGTTGATTTTTGAGTAATTCTAGGTTAGGATTTAAGATTTCAAGTGCTGCTGTAGCATAATTTCTAAGGTCTAACGGCTCATTTCTTGTACCAGATTTCTTTACCCATTCAACTTTTGGCTTACCTTTGTAGTACTTAATTGTTCTTTTTTCACTTGTTAACCCCTTGAAATACGCTTCATCGTACCCCCTGTCGCCCTCTATAGGAAAATGACAATATCCTTCTCCCTCAAAGTCTAGTTTTAATCTTGATAGTAATGTTTCTTTCCCCTGGTCAACTCCCAACATAAATAAAGCTACCTTTTCCCTGTTAGTCCTTGATGCTTTTCCAACAAACGGAATACCATCTCCACCTTTACCTTTTACAGCAAAGATTCTTCTATGTTCTCTAGTTTTACAAAATTTATAAACTTCACTAGTATGATGGCCTCCACTATCTATGCAAGTGCATGATATTACTAATCCTTCACCATTTTCATGTTTCCATACCCTACTTAAATACTCATCAAGTTCATTCCAAACAACAGTTTGAGATGGATCTCCATAGAAAACCTTATATTCAATTCCCCAGCTTTCTTTCCCCACACCCCATCCAACTACTTCAACTTCAAGTCTATCATCCTGAGTATCAACGCCAGCTGTTAAAATTAAAACATCTTCTGGTAATTGAGAGTTATATCTTTCTCTGCGTTTCATTAATGTTTCTTCATCAGCTTTTTCGCCTTGTTCTTCCCAGCTCTCTCCAAGTGAAGTGTTAACCCAAACTTTTAATGTTTCACTATTTTTTTTAGCTTCTCTAAAATCTTCAATTATTTCACTCCATCTTTTCCATGGTGAAGATAGTTCATTTAAATGAAAACCTCTTTTGTTTCTATGAGTACTTTTAGCTCTCCATTCACCTTTTCCAGATTTCCATTCTGCTTCAGTAGAACGTTCTCTACAATACAAGCATTCCATAGTAGCATCATCAAACCTAATCTGCCCCCATGTTAATGGTTGGAGTTTTCCACAATATGGACAAGGTAAGCACCACTCTTCCATGGTACTATCTTCATACTCAGATTCAATTCTTGAAGCGCCCTTTATAGTTGGAGTTGATACATAAATCTTTTTCTTATTCCAAAATGTAGTAGTACGTTTAGCTGCTAGGTTTACAGGATCACCTTCTGTTCCTGCTGAAATAGGATATCTGTCAACTTCATCACATAACAAGGTCCTTATAGGTCTACTTGCTAGTGATGATGGAGAGTTTGCTCCAGCTAAGGTTATATGTCCACCAGGGAATATTTTATGTAATAGTGTATTCCCACTGTTTTTTGACTTAATATCTCCAACTTTATTTTTAAGTACTGGTGTATCTCTCAACATTGGCGCTAATCTATCTTTTGAAAAAGCTTCAGCCATTTCTAGTGTTGGTTGAAGTAGCAAGATAGGTGCCGGATCATAATCCATGAAGTATCCTATTACATTTAATAACAATTCAGTTTTACCAACTTGAGCTGATGACATTACTATAATTGTTTCAATTGTAGGGTCATTTATAGAATCCATTATTTCCTTTTGGTATGGTGCCCTTGAAGTTCTCCATTGCCCCGGTTCTGCTGAAGCTTCTGATGATAGTTTTCTGTAGTTATCTGCCCATTCACTAACTGTAAGTTTTGGAGGAGGTGCTAACACCTTTGCAATGTCTCTGAATAGCTTAATTGTTCTATTCTGTATCTTCTGTATTTTCTTCCTCACCACTTACACCATCCTCTAAGTCTTCTTCATCCACTTCAATATATTTATCACTATAAAATGTCGCTGGATCATAACAAGACAATTCCTGTAATACTTCAAAGAATTCTTTCTGCAATATTTCTTGAATTTCTGAAATATCAGTTCTAGCAATAAGAATTGGAGCTACTTTTGTTGGCATAGCAATAAGTTTTGCTCTAAAGTTAGCTAGCATATCATTCATGACACGTTCAACATCACTTGAAAGATGCATTTGACCTCGCATTGCTGCTATTTCTAGGTCTAGTTTTTCCCTCTGTCTCCTTGTTAACAACGCTCTTTCTTTATCAGGATCTATTTCATTGTCAGCTGTCTTTTCTTTTAAATCCTGACTTGCTTTTAGATATACTATATAGCTTTTTATGTTTTCTTGAAGATTGTATCTACCTCTGCTAGTTTTCTGAATAACACCTTCATCTGCTAGCATTCTAATTCTTCTAGTTGTTAACCCAAATAAATCAGCTAAAACAGTGCTTGATACAACCACACTTTCCACATCTTCAATTTTTTTACTTTTATCCTCCAATAGTTATCACCACCTTTAGGAAACGGAAACATCGATTTTAAAAATTTTATATCTAGAAAAACCTCGGGCATCGTTCGACCCGCATCTTTCAAGGGTTCTGGAAGTACCTACGCCTTTAATAGCCTCTTGGCATTCATCTTTATTAGCATTCTATTGATGTCCTTCATCTCTTTAATTGCATTTACTAATTCATTATCTACGCTGCTATTAGGGTTGTTTATTATATCAGCTATATCATTTGATATGTACTTTCTTTCTCCTTTATAGGAGTTAGTCATTATCCTGTGGCCTTGATTATTTATATAATCAGCCACCTTAACTACATCTCCTAGCTCAAGATATTTTTTAAATATAATTGTTTCTAATGAATCCCTAGCTTTTACTTCACACTTATCTAATACTCTTACAAAGTTATTTATCTTATTAGTAAATCTTATAGCCATCGTTCTATACTTGGCTTTCTTATTTATTAAGGCTTCATTCATTGCACTAACTCCTCTAAATGTTCTTTATATTATGCAACAAAAATAGGCACCCACTATTGAGTGCCTATTATGTGGATAAGGATTTGCACCTTACATAGTCAACGTGCTCTACCCAGCTTGGTTTTGAGGACTGGTAACCCCATATCTGTCCGTTAGACAGCTAGCTACATCAAAACATGACCTTGAAAGTGCCTGCACGAAGCGTCTACCTATTCCGCCACCACATTTATTATAATATTTAATCTTTAACTTT